TCTCCTACCCTGAGTCTGGGTCCCCGGAGGATCGCGCGCAAGGATGCCCGCGTAGCTGGCCCCCAGATCAACCGCCGACTGGTCCGCCGGAGTCGTCGTGCGAACGAAGTCACGCCAGTTGATCTCGTAAAGCCGTTGCTCTGGCGACGGTACAGCGGCGAAACTGGGCGGCGTCCAGCCGGACGACGGCGGCGTGATGAACGAGGTCTCGGGCATCCCGAAGATGTCCTGAACCGCCTTCACGTTGATCTTGCCGTCAATCAGGGTTCCGTCCCGGCACTCGCCTGCCCGGAGAATGAGGTTGCCGATTCCCTTCTCTGGGTAGGAGATAAGGAACGGCATACCCGGCGCGATCCGCCAGCCGCGACGATCCAGCACGACGGTCATCTTGCGGAGCGGAAGCTGGACCTTGAGTTCCCGGAGCGCCACGCGACCGCATAGAGCGCGCGTCGGGAGGCCCCGGTACTCTATCGTGTTGGAAATGATTTCGCCTTGAGACTGGATCGCTGCGAGATTGTGGACCCGGACCATGATGTCCTCTTTGGTCGTAGGGTCGAATCCCTTGATGACAATCTCGTTGTAGCTGCTTTCCTCGGCGCTCGAATCATCGTCGAGAACGTCAAGAAGGCCCGTGTCGGGCGTGAACAGCGGCAGCGCATCCGGGTCATAGTCGCCACGAATAAGACGCAGCGTTAGCTTCCCGGTTTCTCGATCAACATACTGGACTCCTCCGATATGGTTGATGATGACCGGAATGAAGTCCTTGATGTTCTCCTGACGAAACCACGGGATGCAGAGACCAAGGCTCTCGCCGTACAAAGTATTGGCTGCGGCGATGTAGCTGTTTTCGTCGATAAGATCGGCAGGCATCCCCCGGCCCCACTCGGGATTCGTATTGATTTCGTAGAGCATGTGCGCGCCGTTCATGGCGTGGATTTCTTTACCGCTCTGGCTGTAAAGGATCACTCGCGACTTAGCTGGATACCACGGGTCGTTGTTCCACCATCCTGCCGTGCTTCGCCGTACCCGGAAGCTCCACTCCTTCGGGTATGGATTTATCGCTGCCACGAGGCCGTCGAACCACAGCGTCACGACGCCCCGGAAGTTCGGCACGTCGCCACCAAGAGACGCCGCAATGCTAGGAAGGGTGCCCAAGCTCGACCCGAGCGCCCCCTGTAGAACCTGATTCTCGGCACCGTTGTAGCAATACATCGGACCTTGGATGCCGCCTTCCTTCTTCTCGCCGCCGAACAGATCGGGCTTGTTGATAGTCACCAACTGGCCGGATGTCGCCAACTGAATCGGGGTAGTGTATGCCGGGACATCTCCGACACGAATCTCGGCAATCTCGTTGACCGGCCCTCTCCCGAGGCCCATGTGCAACGAGAAGTAATACTTGTAGCCGATAGTCTGCTTCTTACCGCCGCCCATTCGTTGCCTCCTGAGTAGCGATTTCGGCTACGCGAATCGCTCGGGGATCGCCGGTCGCGATGAAGTCTGCCGCCGGTCGTCCGTTATCGAGAAAGTCCTGCCACGGCCACGAGTGGCGCGCGAAGAACGGGCGGGTCTGGCTCAGGCAGTACCGGGCCTCCCGGATATGGCGAAGGTGAACGATGACGGTCATCACTTCTTGCCCTTGCTCTGAATCTTCGTGGTGCGGTAGTTACCGAACCAGAGGACCATCCAGCCCTCGGTCCAGCAATCGCCGAAGAACACGGCCTGAGGGGTCCCCTCGTCAGCCTGCGGAAAGTCGAAATCCTCCAGAGCGGCGGGTTTCTGGTTTTGAGGTTTGACGAGAATCGCTTGGATCGCGACCGATGCCACCAGAAAAACCAATGCCCATGCGAATAGCGGCACCTCGACCTCCTTAAAACACAGGGGACCCGTCAAACGGCGACTTGCCCGGCAGATGCGGGAACCCGCCGTAGTTCGGCAGATTCGAGAAAGCCTTGCACGAGGTCGTGTTGCGAGCGCACCCCGGATAGATCGTTACCGTATCTCCGACCTCAAGTCCATAGGTCGAGCCGAGAACTGTGAAATCATTTCCGACTTGAGCTTCTATGCCTTTGCGTTCGAGGCTTCCGTCCGCGCGCACCTTCTCCAGAAAACCGCCGGTAAACGTCCCTTCCGAAGGCTCGCTGTGCGTTGTGCAAGTGAAGCCCGTCCCATCCAGCGTGGCGATCTCGCGCGCGTATGCGTGAAGCGCCTTGTTCACCTTGCACCCGAAGGGAGAATAAAGGACGTGAGGGCACATACGCCCCCACGCTAGGCGAAGCCCCTGACGGTCGTAAGAACCACCGAGAGACCGGCAAGTCAGTTGGACAGCGGCGTCGTCTACCTCCATTGCGTTCTGGACCGTACCGCTCCAGAGCAAAGGAGTTTCGTTGTCCGGGTCGCCAATGTGCCAACGACGGACTGTCAGCCAAACCTTCCCCGAAGGCTGAGTATTCTTGAACAGCAACGGGATCGGAAGATTGGATTGCATCGTGATCTGGAGATCATTTTGATCGGAGCCGCCTTGCGTCACGCCCTCGTCAGTAATCGCTTTGGCGAGATAGACCGCCGGATCATCGTTCTCGTCGAGTCCGACTGTCTTGTCCTCGTCCGCCGTGCAATAACGCCAATAGGAGTTGCCATACTGGAACGTGTATAGCGCGACCGGGCGACCGTCTTGATTGCTGATCTCGATTGCATTGTAGCTCACGCTATACTCCCGTCGATCTGCAAGAACTGTCCGTTGTACGGCTGGCTCACAACAATAGGATTACTGGGGTCATCGTCAATGGCAACTACGTTTGATGCGTTACGAAGCTCGGCCCCATCGTTCGCCAGAGCAGTCAAAGTAATAACTGCGTTCCCTCGAATCGGGACCGTGATGTTATAGTTGACGGCCTTCACGCCCTCGACAAAAGAACCATTATTAAGGAAGTATTCAGCCGGAGGATCACTGACAACGAGCTTATAGGTGTTGAAATACGGGGGCGAACTGCCCGTCGCGTTCTTTACCGCCCGGCCACCGCCGCCGTAAGCAGTTCCGCCGCTGTACGCCTTGAACTCGATAACGCCTCGAACCCTGAGCGCCACGTCATAGACTACCGTAGGATCGCCACCAGAGATGTAGCTGTTCGACACAGACGATTCACAGGCGCACCCGCCAGAAGCATCGGGAGCGCCGCAAGGCAGGAGCCACGACAAGCCCGTGAATCCGGGAGGTACCGTTCGGGTGTTCTTGAACGTGCGGAACGCCGTGCTGCACTCATGCAAACCGTCTGGCCCTGCGTGGTGCGCGATCTCGAACTCGTCGGCGTCGAACCGGGCTGCATCCATGAAGCTGATCTTGCGGACTTGCCCCGGCGAGAGGGCTAGACCCACGGGGTTGTCTAGGACCAGCTTCTCGGTCGCACTCGTCGCTCCGGGGATCACGTCTACGATCTTGCGGAAGATCACGCCGCCTTCATGGCGGATCACGATATACTCCCGACCGGCAGTCGGGCCGCCGGTATACTGGAAGCCGACGTTCTCGACTGCCAGTTTGTTCGATCCACTCGACACCGACGCCGCGAGCTTGAAGTCCGCTTTGAACGTCGGGAGCCAGAAGGAACCCGCCCTCCCTCGGTAGCGGTAGAGCAGATCGCGAAAAGCCGCCATCTGCTCCCTGCCGGGGAGGAAGTACCGATGCGCCTGACCGACGAAGAATCGGCTAAGCACGTCAACCTGATACGTCAACCCGACGTTCGTGTCCAGCGTGGCGATCTCGCGCTCGAACTGCGCGGAAAGATCATCTACCCAGTTCGGCTCAGACAACAGCACGGGCAGGCCCCCGTAAATCGGCGCAGGCTCCGTGGCCGGGGTCCATGGATTCGCCGCGACGAACCGCAGGCGGGCCGTCACCCGGCCTACCGCTGCTGACGGCTGCGTAAGATCGCCAAACTCCTCGACGACCGCTCGGCGCAGGGGGTACAGCTTGGAGCCGATAGGCCATGCGTTCGTGATCGGAGCAACGAGGTCGATACCGCCCGAGTCTACTGCGGCGATCTCCACGACTTCCCAGTCAAGCGCGCTGTCCCCGGCCACGAGGGCGAGACCGTCAACGAAGTAGGGCCATTCGGTGTAGTCGGTGTCGAAGTCGATCCGGTCGCTGACGCCAGCCGTGAGGCCCGATGACAGCGACACAACCTCCCAGTAGATAGGGACCATGACATTCTCGCCCCCAAGGCGGTTCATGAACAGGTCCCAGAATGTCCTCTCAGGCCCCGTGAGAAGGAAATCAGCGTCAAAGGACCTTCGGGGCGTCTCGCGCACAGATCGGCGCTGCTCGGCCCCCTGAGACGCCCTCAGCACGTCCGTCAGAAAAGACAGCCGCTCCGACATGGCTTCCCGGCGGTTCGGACGGAAGGAAAAGACGGGGAGATCAATGTCTGCCATGTCACTTGAGAACCTGCTTGATCGTTTCCTTCTCCGTGCGAATCAACGTCAGGAACGTCTTGCGCCCGGAGCGACTTTGCATCGCGGATACGACCTGCTCCGGGTCCATGTAAAGGACCTGCTTGAGCGCCGGGGCTTCCCCGCCTCCGCCTCCGCCGCGTCCGATGTTTCGGATATGGCGCGGGTCGTCCTCGGTAAGGACTTCCTCGCCGCGCTGGAGGACAGCCTTGTATTCGTCCGGGCGGAGACCGAGACCGCCGCCGCCGTGGAACTTGGGCGCACCGATCCAGCCGACATCGCTGCCGCCCGTGCGCCGCTGGCGAGAGGCACCACGACCGCCGACAATGCCGCCGTCATGGAACAGGAACGAGAGGCCGCCGCCGCTGCCTGCCCCGAGAACCGACTTAGCGATCTGGAGCGCGACCAGCTGGATCAGAACTTGCGCG